GTACCACTTGTACCATTTGCACCGTTAGAACCATTTGCACCGTTAGAACCATTTGTACCATTTGTGCCATTTGTACCGCTAGAACCACTTGTACCACTTGTACCATTTGCACCGTTAGAACCATTTGTACCATTTGTGCCATTTGTACCGCTAGAACCACTTGTACCACTTGTACCATTTGCACCGTTAGAACCACTTGTACCATTTGTACCATTTGTACCGCTAGAACCACTTGTACCATTTGTACCGCTAGAACCACTTGTACCGCTAGAACCACTTGTACCATTTTGATTGACTATATTTATAGTTCCAATCATACTTGAATGGTGAACACATTGGTAAACTATACTAGAAGGAGCATCTGCTGGAACTCTGTAAATTATTAAAGTATTTGTAGATGCTAGTCCACTTACAGGATTATTGTTTGTTGTTCCTGGTACAGCACTAGTATTGCCACTTGATAATCTCAAAGCAAATGGATGTGACGTAGATACACCACTAACATTAAAATAATATAACTGACCTCTCACTACTGTAATAGTAGGAAAATTACCAGCATAATTCGAAATGTTATAATTAAATCCAGAACTAGTTACTGTAAATAAAACACCTCCTTCTATACCATTTGTACCGCTAGAACCATTTATACCGCTAGAACCACTTGTACCATTTGTACCATTTGTACCGCTAGAACCACTTGTACCGCTAGAACCACTTGTACCGCTAGAACCGCTTGTTCCAGACGTACCATTTGCACCGCTAGAACCATTTGTACCATTTGTACCGCTAGAACCACTTGTACCACTTGTACCATTTGCACCGTTAGAACCACTTGTACCATTTGTGCCATTTGTACCGCTAGAACCACTTGTTCCACTACTTCCGCTTGTTCCGCTAGAACCACTTGTTCCGCTTGAACCACTTGTTCCAGACGTACCATTTGCACCGCTAGAACCATTTGTACCATTTGTACCGCTAGAACCACTTGTACCACTTGTACCATTTGCACCGTTAGAACCACTTGTACCATTTGTGCCATTTGTACCGCTAGAACCACTTGTTCCACTACTTCCGCTTGTTCCGCTAGAACCACTTGTTCCGCTTGAACCACTTGTTCCAGACGTACCATTTGTACCGCTAGAACCATTTGTACCATTTGTACCGCTAGAACCACTTGTTCCACTACTTCCGCTTGTTCCGCTTGAACCACTTGTTCCAGACGTACCATTTGTACCGCTAGAACCATTTGTACCATTTGTACCGCTAGAACCACTTGTACCGCTAGAACCACTTGTTCCGCTAGAACCGCTTGTTCCGCTTGAACCACTTGTACCGCTAGAACCGCTTGTACCGCTTGAACCACTTGTACCGCTAGAACCACTTGTACCGCTAGAACCACTTGTACCGCTAGAACCACTTGTACCGCTAGAACCACTTGTACCGCTAGAACCGCTTGTACCGCTTGAACCACTTGTACCGCTTGAACCACTTGTACCGCTAGAACCACTTGTACCGCTAGAACCACTTGTACCGCTAGAACCACTTGTACCGCTAGAACCGCTTGTTCCGCTTGAACCACTTGTACCGCTAGAACCGCTTGTACCGCTAGAACCACTTGTACCGCTAGAACCACTTGTACCGCTAGAACCACTTGTACCGCTAGAACCACTTGTTCCGCTAGTACCACTTTGAGGCTCAATTATTACACCACGAAATGTTAATACATTAGCACTAGTTGGTGTTAAAGCAAAATAAACAGGTTTAGAAACTTCTCCAAAATTACTTGGTTCAACTGAAGTAACCCCTCCAGAAGTAATTGTTGATAAAAAATATACTGTTCCTGGAGTTAAACCGCTTAAAGTATCAATCAAGCCATCGTATACCAATTCAAAAGTATTAACATTAACTATTGTTTTTACTACTCCTTGTACTTCAGCATTTTCGGCACTATCTGCCCGAGCTTTGAACCAAGTAGTTCCATCATATCTAAGAACGTCTCCAACAGCAAATCCATGATTGTTTTGAGTAAACTCATCTATTAACGCAGTTCCATCATTACTACCAGTATCTAATTGTTTTTTTATTATGTTATCTTCAATTACTAACTTAAATAATTCTTCAGTATTTGTAGTTGTCGGCAATTCAGTAAAAACAATATTATTACTACCGCTATAATATAATGTTCCTGTAGTTAAAGTGTCAGAATCAGAAAATACTGGTATATATCCACTAACACCAGATCCATCAATAACTTTTTTACCACTTAACGGAGAGAGATTAATTATATTATTAATGTACCCTGAAGATATAAAAAATAAATCAGAAAACTCTGAAACAACTTCATCAGAATTTATTGCGCGAACTTTGACAAAATAATCATTTCCTTCGTTAATTGGAAATATAAAGCTAGGATCAATTGTAGAATATGTAAAATCCGCAAATCCAGTTATTCTTTTTGCTATGCAAATACCAGTATTATATTCACCTAAATAAGTTAATCCTGTATTATTTAATGAAGTATTTGTTAAAAATCTTGAATTAGAGTAAGTTCCCGTATATATCGTTCCACTATAATAACCACCAGATGGTAAAAACTTAAAACAATTATTACCCGAATACCCATAGCATAAAAATATTTCATTATTATCAGTGAAACCAGATGGTATTCTTATTTCAGTAATATAATTTATACCCGTAGAATACTGATCATATAATCCTGTTGGCAAAGAACCGAAATTATCAACATATAAAGTGTGTCCAGACCATTGAATGCCCGATGAACCATAATTACTAAAAACAGTACCAGTTATACTTAATCCTGATCCTGTTCCAAAAGATATTCCATTTATATTCTCTGTAGATCTGTTATTTAAAAAATAATCATATTTCGTTTTATTTTTTCCGCTTTCTTCAACTAAGATATGAAAAGAACAATCTTGAGGCCCTAAAACAGAATTCCATTTTACAAAACTATTTAAATTTAAATCTTTAGAAACATTATTAAAATCAAAATAAGCATATCCAGTTAAACCAACAATTTTTTCTGGCAAATCCAAAATAGAAAATGAACCCGGCTTTATACCAGATGAAACCACTTTAATTCCACTAGTAAAATAATTATACGGAATTAAATGAGTGTAATAAGGAATTCTTACATCATTATCTAAATTTATATCTGAACCTAACTGATTCAAATCTTCTATAAAAACTTGATTTACAGAAGGTGAAATATATTTTTTATATAAAAGATAATTATCATTTTCATCATCAGGATTAAAGCTGGTGCCAGTAGTAACAAAAACATCTAAAGATTCTATAATTCTTGAATCTGCATAGTCTAAATTAATAGCCAGAGCTGTATCTAAGCTGTATCCGCTTATGCTAACCGAAGGAACACCAAAATTTATCAAAGCTACGCCAGTGCTTGTTTTGTTTTCTAAATCTTTACTTATTATTTCTATTAAAAATTGATTTAAATTACTAACATTTTCAAAACCAGTTACTAAAGCAAAAGTATCAAATAAATCAGAAGAATCAATAGTATAATTAGTTTGAGCAAAACTCTCAGGCAAGGAACTAATCAAATTTTTACCAGTACTATAAAAATTTATTTGAAATCCTGAAAAAGTAGAATCATTAACAAAACCATTAATTAAATTTTTACTTTTTGGATTTTCCACTGCCCAACTTAAATTTATTTGACTTTGAGCCAAAAACCCACTTATGAATGGCACTGAAATGTCGTAACCAAACTCATCAGCGTTTATAGTTGTATCTTTAGAAGAAAAAGAACCATTCAACGACAAATCTATATTTTTTATCGTAAACGGATCTGTATAAATACTTGCTAGCCCTGAAATAAACGCCATAACATTCTTTACACATTTATTAAACGCATGTTTTTATCAAAAGCATACAAATCTATATCAAAAGAAATTGAAGTTTGAACACCTTCCCTTTTTTCTCCTAAAAATACTGTTATTTTACTGGCCTCATCCTTATAAACTTTAAATTTTAAAATTTTGCCATCTTTTATTATGTTGCAATACAAACCGAACACGTTAGAATTATTAGACAAAGAATCAAAGTATTGTATAAAATTCAGCGCTACAGCTTCATAAATCAAAGCGCCAAAATCTGTGTTGAAAACTTCTTTTTCTATATAAAATGTATAATCAAAATCAGTAGATACAGCTTGAACATAAGACATATTTGAAAAAATTAAACCTGTTTGCACTTGCAGATCAGTCAAAGCTGGTCTAATGTAATCATCTGTTGAAAACACTATTTGTTTTTTATTATTTTGTTTTTTATCAATAAAAGAATCTTCGTCAACAAAATCAAATTTTTGATTACTGAAGCGCATCAAAGATAAATTATATTCATTTATTGAAGTCTCTGTTATCGTTATTATTCTGTATAGATCTTCATCATTAATGTCTTCTCGTAAACTAATTGAAAAATTAGCGTCTGATCTTAAATTAGCAAAATTACCATAATTTATTTCAGGATAAGGTGTAAAATCTACATCGTATATTCTCGCATATGGTGTATTAAATGCCGCAACTCCATACAAAGGATTACCAATCGAACGACTTGTTTCTCTCAAAAATAAATCATTTAAAAAATATTTAATCTTGGTGCCATCAAAAGTTATTTTTAGAACATCGTCTTTTGTAATTGTTCTGCCAAATGAAGTTTGAGTATCATCTTCTCTATAATACAAGTTATTACTTGAATCGACTTCAAAACCATAGTCGATATCTGTTTGATCAAGTGTAGGATCATTTATTTGACTTAAGCCACATGCTAAAAGAACGTCAACATAAAAAATTTTAAAAGATATTTGACAATTTTCTGTATAACTTTGTTTTGTGTAAGCTTTTCTCGTCCAACTAGCACTACCACTGCTGTCTCCAAAAACCACAGAACCATCATCAGTAGAAGATGTTTTGGATATTAAATTCCAAGATATAAATGATTTCGGCAAAACTTTCAATCTTAATTCTGCATTATTAAATTCAAAAATTGTCAAAGTTGTTTCTAAAGGTTCTTCATTTACTATAGAAAATAATTTTATTTTTTTGCCCAGAATATCTTCTCCAAGTTCTCTATCAACATATATATAATTATTATTAAAATCCAAAGAAGTTACTCTTCCAAATTTTTGATCGTTAAATTTCAAATTATCGGCTACTCTTACTATATCTCCTACTTTTAAATTTGTAGCTTCAATTCCCGTCGCAAATGAAACTGTTTGAGACTCTAATTTAGATGTGGCTAAAAACCATTTTCCTATTCTTTCTGCTTGATACCTAGAAGTAATTCCAAAACCTAAAATTTCTTTTTCAATCAAACCATATTTTCTTATAAGCTCACCGTCTTCAACATATATGATTTTATCTTTAAAATTATCTGTTTTATCAAGATAAGATACTTTTACAACTGTAAAAGAAGTTTCTTTATTTGCTGAAGCGTAATCAAAAAGGCCATCTTTTACATTTGAATTTGTGAAAACATAAACAACTGGTTTTTTTACATCGATAGTTAAATTAAGAAGACCATTTCTAAAATAAAAAACACCTCTAAAAATTGATGCCATATCAGAAAGAATTTTCAAACCTTCAGTGACATCATTTATGTATATATTTGCTGAAAAACGAGGCTCTAGAAAGTCAAAATAACCATGATGACGAGCTACACATTTTCCTGATTTAATTTTTAAAGATGAATCAAATATTTTAGTTTTTAATACTTTTTGAGATATTCCTTCGTTGACATTCGCAACTCCAGCAACTATGTTTTGAGAAACATAATTGAGAGCGTATTCTTTTATTTTTTCTTCAGTATTTAATATCGCAGGGTTGCCTCCTACATAAGATTGTAAAGCTTTATAAAATTTACCATTTAAATCTGATTCAATAAAACTTCTAACTCCGAAATCATTACATAATTTCAATTTAGCCTTGTTACCGACTAAAGTTGTAGAAAGTATTATTTTTTTAAAATTTATTTTTATATTTTCATTAAATTCGTTTTTTACATCATATAAAAACAATAAACTTTTTTCTGGATAAACTTGCTGAAGTTTTTGCAAAGTGTCAGTCCATGTAAAAGTAATAGTGTTAAAATCTGTTTCAGTATTGTTTATGTTATTATTATAATCAAAAGAGTTTGCTACATATTTTGTCGAAGCGTTAGTAATAACTAATTCATTGCAAAATTTAGAAATTTTCAACATGTCCCATTTATTCAAATCATTTTCAGTCATGAAACTTTTTGCCAAACCATATCTGGCATTCGAACATAAATCGTAAAAAATCCAAGCAGGATCATCTGTCCATTTTAAAGTTTTACTAAAATTACCACTCCAATCACCATTATACTCTCTTATATCACCGTCATAAATATCAGGAACTTTAATTTTTAGAAGTTTACAATCAAAACTTCTTACTGGAACAGAAGAAAAATGTTTCGCGCTAATTATATTTTCACAAACAACAGAATATGGATATGAAAAAGAATAATCCACCCTTTCTATAACGCTATCAACAGAGAACTCTTTTACGAAATTAGACTCATTTTCGTTAGTAACTGATAATCTTTTTTCTACACTATAAACATTTATAATATATTCGTTATTTGCGGCTTTAGAATCGGTTTTTTTAGAAAACTGTATTTCAATAGGTATCATTGATGGACTGCCTTTTACAACAAAATAGCCTTGAAAAAAATAATAAAATCTTATTCCACTATTTAGGTTTGAGACGCAAACTACAAATCGTAAATGATTACTAAAAGTTTCACCTTTGCCGCCAATAAAAAAAAGATTATCAACCTTGATATTAACAGTTGCGCTAGTAACGTATTTGTTTTTTATATAATGAGAAAAATTTCTTGCCAAAAGACGAGCGCTTATCAAACCACGCTCAACTGAATCATTAGTGCCATCTGTAAAATTTTTTTCATCGAATTGATAGTTCTTAAAAACTATATCATTAGGAGTTCTTTCTAAATCATAAATTTTAGAATCGTATTTATAAACTGCGCTTGACTTAGAATTTGTATTTTCAACTTCATTTCCTAAAGATATATTAAAGTTAACAGAAGAAAAATTTAAAAAACTTGTTCTTTTATCTCTTACTGGACTATCATTATAATATATTCCATACGACAAAGAAGACGCTCTATTTGAAATCGTATCACTTACACTTATATAATTTAAAATACTACCATCACTGTCTACTAAACCTTCTATTGGACCTTCGCACAATAAATCATTAGCGTAATACGAAGTTTCTGTATCTAAAGTGTTATTTCTAGCTCTATCCCCAGCAAATCCAGCTGCACTTATAGCTGAATTATTTGTATTTAAATATATTGATACATCACTTTTTGCAGCTTGACTGGTTGTTGTAGATGATGTAGCTGTTTGTGTATTTGTTGGTATAGAAACTTCAGTGCTTACATAATTCCCACCAACGTTTAAGCCAAAGTCTTCACGTTCGTTAGTTAAACCGCCGCCTTCTGAAATTCTAGCTATGTTTTCTCTGGATAAACTCATATGAAAATAAATTATTATTTTACAACTCTTACACCACGACCTCCACCTCCAAAAATTGGAATTGAAAGTCCAGAACCCTGATTTACTAAACTTGTTGTTATCAAATCATTTGAAACTAACACGCTTCCAATTTTTAACCTTCCATAACCAATCGGCACCGCCACGTTTCTTTTGGTTACATTTTCATAAGCAGAAAACATTCTTGAATTATTTTTAATATCTTTCGGAGCTTTTGGAGTTAACAAGCGCGTGATAAGCATTTGAATTCCCATAGCTATTAACATAATAATAAACATTGCAAATAGACTTAGTTCTGCACCCAAAATCAATGGAACGACTTCAACCACAGAATTTTTTTTCAATATTGGAGAATTCAAATATTCAGGAGACATAATTTTATCATCTACATATATAATAAAATGACTTAAATACTCTTGAATTGTTCCTAAAGCGCCTACCAATTTATTAGTATTAGCTTCAATAGCTTCAAAAGCTTCTCCAACTGTTTTAACATTCAACGACCATTCTGTTTTGACAAAACTTTCAAAAACTCCATGTAATTTAATATTTACCATATCATATTGTATTTACACGCTTTTCTATAAACTTTTGCAATGGTACTATAAATAATAACATATTTATATTATGATATTTTTGATATTTTAAATCTATTTCTGAAAAATCAAATCCAATCGGATGACTATGAAACAAATATAATATCTCATACTTATTCTTTATTTCAAGATACTCTTTTGGAGAAACAAGAAAAAAAGATTCTTTTGATGGGTGATTATTTGCAATCGGCTTAAATATTATTTGTTCATTATTTTTAACAACAAAACCGCAAACCTCTATATCTTTATTTTCTAAAGCGTAATCTTTAATTTCATCAAGTATTTCAGACGTTAGTATCATTATTGAATGGAAATGTTGCTGGAAATGCGCCAAAAGGTAAAAACGGTTTACCATTTGTAAATGCGTTTGTAGTATTGTTTCCGAATCTTAGCATACAACCTTGAAGCGTTTTTGAACATTTATCTTGCTTCCAAACATTAGTATTTTTTATAGGATTTTTATTTGAATTCGCAGTTACACAAACAAAATAGTTTTTATTTTGAATCAAAGGTGATAAAATTGATTCATCTGATTCTAAGTTCGTGTTGGATAATGCATCTATATAAACAAAGTCACCTACTGAATAAGAAACAGTAGATAGCCATTCACCTTTATATCTTAATGATGATATTTCATAGTTGCCATTATTTGAAAAACTGCTATAATTTTGTATAAATACTTTATCATTTTCGTCCGCTACTGGTACTCCTAAGAATTTATTAAAAGTAGGATCTGATCCAGAAGGTGCTGAAATTTTTGCATTTATATCTGTTGGCCCTTCATATTTTCTGTTATTACCGTAGTTACAACCATAACATCTATAATTCCACGAACATGTATCATTAGTAACTTTTCTTGCTGGAACAGACAGAGTTTCTAAATCAACTTTTGTTACCAACTCTAATTCGACAAAATTCAAGTTTTCACCTAATTTAGCATTTACTATTAATTTATCAAAAGATATATAAGTATTAAAAAATGAAGTTCCGAACGGATTTTTACCATCTGTAAAATTTATAGCGTCTAAATCCTTGGCTAATATTTTTTTTCTATTGAAATTTTTACCTATCAAATCTCCACGATCTTGTAAAACTCTAGAAAAATAATTATTTATATTTCCAACTTTTAATCTAGGTCTAGCCTGTCTACCATCAGAAGTGGTTTGAAAATCATTGAATTCACACGGAATAAAAATATATTCTTTATTTTGGAATATTATGTTTCTATCAAAATTTTTAGACCCATGAAATCTTAAATATCCTTCATTTGATTCAAGTTCTATTTCAAACAAATCTATTACTACATAATTATTTAATTTGAATAATGTATTCATACTATTATATTCTACCCGCGATATTAAAATTATTAGGCAATTGTATTCTGTTGTTTAATAGTAAAGAAGAATCAGTATATCCACTAAAAAGCTTAAGATAAGTTTTTGACAATGCATTAAGCATTTGAACTCTTTCAGTATTAAATAAAACTCTATTGTAAAAAATAGCATCAAAATATAAATTATTTATACTTGAAGTGCCGCCAGTTAATGGAATATTTGATAAATCAAAACATGTATTCTTTAAATTTGTTAAATAACTTTGTAAAACTGGTAACGAATAACTAGAAACTAAATTTCCATTTATGTATATAGAATAATATTGACCCTCTCTTTGTATATTAAGAATAAAAGGATAATAACTACCACCCAAAATTGACGAGTTTAATTGTTTAGATACTTGTAAAGCTTTAGCAGTAGTCTCATTTCTTGCGTCATAAAAATTTATTGCGGTAGCAGAGCTTAAAGTTTCATTGTACAACAAAGGGAAAAAAAATGTAAAAACATTCGGTTCTTTAGAAAAAGATTTATAAACACTTGTTCTAAAAAGTTCTAATATTATATTTGTAATCTTATCATATCCAGTAGCGCTATTCTTATACCAGTTAAAAAATGAAGAGGTATTTGGATTAAATGTATTTTCAGTTGCACCTTCTACAGCACCTACAATAAATAAATCAAAATCTGTTGCAAAAATATCTGAAGAAAATTCTCCTTTTAATGAACGGCCCGATTGCAATTTCAAAGATTTATATCCTAATGATCTGAAATTCGCCACCATTTCTGGCGCAGCAACTGATGTGTTTAAAGTTATTATTGTTGCACCAGCACTATTTTTACCTAACCATGATACAGGACCAGTATTTAAATCTGCATTATTTAATCTAAATACATAATCTGTAGATATATTATCATTATAAAAATTTAATTTTACAGTAGAATTTGATAATTTATTAATAAGTTTTCCACACAATGAAGGAGGATTACCATTAAGCGTGATGAACATGGTTTGTGTATATTGTATCAATGAAAAACTTTTATAGTTAATACTGGTATAGTTATTATGTTGAGAGTTCAAACTAATATATTTATCACTATACGGTATTGTATTTTTATTTGTAAAATATTGATTTGTTTTAAAATCATATAATACTATATTGTCAACTGCGTCTTCTCCAAATTCAGGAGATGGTGATATAAGTTTTGCTAAATTATCCAAAGTTAAACGTCTGGGATCTTTTAAAAGAAAATAGGGATTTGTTTTATTATTTGCACCTGCAATTGGAAAAGCCACCTTTCTCTCTATTAAGTCAGAACCTGTTCCGATAACGAGTTGCTTTTGATTAGTAAGTCCAACACACGCAAAACCAGCTTTATTACCTCCTCCACCAGATACTATAGAAGTATTTTTTTGAATGTATATGTTGTAAATCAAATCTTGTCTTAACAAATTATTTGCAAAAGTTGTTAAAGATAAATCAAAAACATTTCCACCAGGCTGACTATCTGTTAATCCATTAGTAGAACTCTTAGCATAATTACTCGCATCAAACATTTCCACTAAAGAAAAAGCATTACCATCACTAGACGCTGGTGGCAATATATTAGATATATCACCACCTTTTCCTTGATTACCAAAAATAAAAACATTTTGAGGTACATATAAATTAACAACTGTACCATCTGTATTATTACCAGTAAAATTTTCGAATAGGCCAAGCAAATTTATTGCATATTTATCACTAGCCGAAGAATAAAAACGAGAACCCTCACTTAAATAAACATTAATACCAGAATAAAAACTTAGATTATCAGATCCGTTATTATACTCTTTTATTTTTTTGAATAAATCAAAATTTTCATATTGTGCGCTTTGTGGAATTATGACTTCTAAAGTTTTTTTATTGAATTTTATATTTGGTCTTGTCGCGCCTGAATAACCCACAAACACTTCGTTTGATACAGTATCATTCAAAGTATCAATACCAGATGCATAAATACTTATACCACTATTGCCACAACTATTTGTATATAAACGAGCGTAGTAATCAGTATCTAATTTTATAGGATTAGTAGTTGGATAATTAAATTCATTTATATTTTTTATAATCAAATCGTTTTCTTCGTAGCCATAAAACGTAGAAAATCTAGGTTTATCATTTGTGTTTTGAGCTATACTTATATCTTCTCTATGAACAAGGCTCGAAAAATCAGTATTTGTAGCTATATCTAATCTATAACCAGTAAAAAAATAATTTTTTAAATTTCCTGTGCCTGTTGGAGCGAACCATCTAAAATCATAATTTAGACCATTTTTAGCGTCGTAATTCTTCAATGCTACAAAATTTCTAATATGACCTCCAGTAGTGTTTACTATTTTTGATCCTGTTATTTCAATTGTTATATTTCCACTTGGATCTACACTTCCGTCTTCAATAGACTCGCTTGATATAATAATGTCACAATCATTATTCCCTGCTGGAGAGGTTTGTGGTGGACAATATAAAACATCAATACTTCCACTCTGACCATTATTTAAAAGAAGATTTGAAGTTGAAAGAGAAAAGAAATTGTTGGCATCATTTTCAATTTCAAATTGATATGCAACATCAGAGTTACCACTATTAAATATAGTAATTGGATAATTAATGCCAAAACCAGTAAGACATTCTCCAATATTTTTCCCAGTTAGATTGACATAAGTCATAATTGTAATAGAGTATTAAAATATATATCAGAATCTGTTTTACCTTTGAATTCTATAAATTTTACCGATATATCATGATTGTTTTTGAATTTATAAGTATGATTCCATTCTGGACAATAAACATCTATTAATTTATTATAAGGTTCTGGCAATGTCGTTTCAAAAATTTTAAAACCAGCGTTTGAATCAAGGAATTTTAATATCGCCAACGCTTCTTTATCGTCTCTGTTATTAAAACTAAATGAAAAATCTAATAAAGTTTTATTGATACCGTAATTTTCATAAGCCGCCGCTGAAGTTTCAAATTCTGTTTTTGTAAACTTTGGAGACATCGGCATTTCAAAATTCAAGTCAGGTTTAAAATAAAATTTTCTAGTAAATAAAGAATTTACACCAGTTGGGCTTTTAGTATGATCTGTAAATGTATTATTAGATCCAGTAAACCAATAAAATCCTTTTACACTAGACACAGTTGAATCGTAATAAACAACATCATTATAAAAATAACGCGAATTTTCCACAAACGGTTTTAACACATTTTCACCAGTAATGAAAAAACCTTTATAATTTAAATTAGAATCATAACTCGAAACGCATTTTATATTTATTTTATTTAAATTGGCTTCTACTGAATTATACTGTAAATCAGAAAAATATATTTTTGCGTTATTTGTGTAAGGATAGAATAAATCTATTTTTACATTTTCATAAGAATCCAATATAGTTTTTGGTGTATATTCAAAAGTATTTTGAAAAAATCCTATCAAAGCTTTTGCCTCTTTATCTGTTAATCCATCATAAGATAAATCAAATTGAGATTGTAAATTATTAATATTTGGAATAACATTTATTACATAATTATCTCCGTATTCAATTCTTTGAGATTTGGTGCTAAAATTAACAGAACAACCATATGTTTTATTAAAAATAGAATCTATATTCTTAGTTAAATATTCTGATCCTGTTATATTTATAGGAGCATAACGATAATCAGAAGCAGTAAAATTAGATGTTGAAATATATAAACCATCATCATTTGTAAAATGTTTTTCAAAAAGATATTTTTCTATGGCTAATATATCATGGTCAGTTGGAACTTTGGCAAAACCTAATATTTCATAATAAGAAATATCTGAGCTATCATAATTAAAGGAAGCATTTTCAGAAGGATGATTGTTATTTGCGGCACCTATCATTAAACCACTGCATCCAGAATTGAAATGATTTGTACTATTGATGTTTAATAATTCGTATCCATTATTTCTTAATCTTAAATTATTTGTCGTATCATTTTTTATAATAGAAACAATATTCTTATTATTTAGTACCTTAGAAGCGGAAAAAGCTGAATTTACATTTAATGGATTATTTTCTGCGCTTCCTGTTGCATTGATTATAAATTGCTGAGAGCCAAGAGAAGTATTTGAATCCCATTTGTATATATTAGTATTACCTGAAACTCCTAAGAATCCACTGCTTGCACAATTTGTGGGGTATCTTGAAGCGGAGTATAAATCTGTATCAATTATACTTGCTATATTAGGTTTTATTGGATAACCGTAATCGCCTCGCCTTAAATTGTCAAACTCGTAAACAACAAACCAACAACGATCTCCAGTCAAAAAACCAACAAAACCATTACCAGTAGTAAATAAATTATTAAATTCAAAATTTTCTAAATCAGCTTTAAAAGTAATACAATTTTTATTTTGATTGTAAGAAGGATAATATTGACTTGTACTAGTATTATTTAAATCTTGAGCAATCTCATGACCAGGAGCAGAATTATACCATTTATAAATTTTACCACTAGAATCAAACTCTAAATTATTCAAATCATTTAAATTGAACCACGCAAACAATCCTGACAAATTTATTGGAGATGCGCTGTCTCCAGTATAATATTCAAAATCAACCAAATCATATTTTAAATAAGAATTGGTGGTTTCAAAATTTTTTATACCTGTTACTGAAAATTGAGTGTCTAAAAATTTACTCATAATGTACTCCTAAGTGGCGCTAAACGTTGCATGATAGATAATTTGCTTTGTAAAATGCCATTATTAGTAGCCGATAAACCTCTTGATTCTATTTTACCAGTAACATAAAAAGTATTTAATATATTATTATTATAATCTTTCAAAAATAATTCGCAAACAGAATCTTTGCCTTCTATATCGCAAACATTTACTTGTTTAAAAAAGTTACCATCTACTGTTACATTTTTTGTTTTATTAGTTTTTGCTACTCTGAATGGTACGATCTCATCGTTTTTAAAAAAAGGAGCGCGATTGCATTGTTCTGAATATTGAAAACTGAATATTTCTGAAAATCCAAAGACATTTGTTATATCAGATATATAAGTTCTATTTGAATGAGAAATATTATCCAAGGCGCTATTTCTTATATTTGTTCTAAATGCTTTTAAATCATTAGTGCTGTCTTCTGCGTTTATTTGTCCATACCATTCGAATTCAGCATTTATAGAAATAGGAGAAAATTGAGAAGCTTGAAAAGATATACTTTTTAAGTAACAGTTTTGTATATTTACTCCAGCAAACACAGCGTTTATAGGAGACTCTGAGACTGTTGTCGGGCTTAAATAATTAGGAAAAGCGCCTGTCAAAAAAAATTCTGTATTCAAACTACCAACCACAGTTCCTTGAGGAGCGTATCGCAATAAAGATCCATCTGATAATAAAACTGGCTCTATACTTGATTGCAAAGAAATTTCTACTGATGTAGAATAAAAAACATCATTGTTTATTCTAAAATCTAA